AAATTTCACAGGCAACTTTGATCTAATTTTTAGATAGGCAACACAACATAGGCAACTTTAAGGAGAAACTACTATGGCATCTTTAGCAGAAATTCGAGCAAGACTACAGGCAGCAGAAAGCAAAGGTTCAAACAACTCCCAAGGCGGAGACAAATCAATTTACCCACACTGGAACATGGAAGAAGGCCAAAGCGCCTTGATCAGGTTCCTGCCCGATGGCAACAGCAAAAACACTTTTTTCTGGGTTGAGCGAGCAATGATTCGCTTGCCCTTCAATGGTGTCAAGGGCGAAATGGAATCCAAACAAGTCATGGTGCAAGTGCCCTGCATGGAAATGTGGAACGAAGCTTGCCCTATCTTGGCAGAAGTGCGTACTTGGTTCAAAGACAAGAGCCTAGAAGAAATGGGTCGCAAGTATTGGAAGAAACGCAGCTATATCTTTCAAGGCTTTGTGCGCGAAAATCCCATTGCCGATGACAAGACTCCGGACAATCCTATTCGCAAGTTCATTATTGGACCGCAACTGTTTACCATCATCAAGTCGGCCTTGATGGATCCTGAACTGGAAGAACTGCCAACTGACATGCAGCGTGGTCTGGATTTCCGCATTGCCAAGACCTCCAAAGGCGGCTATGCTGACTACAACACCAGCAAATGGGCTCGCAAAGAGTCTGGCTTGCAGACCGAAGAACTTGAAGCAATTGAAGCACATGGCCTCTATGACTTGAGCACATTCCTGCCCAAGAAGCCCACAGACGTAGAGCTGCGTGTTATCAAAGAAATGTTCGAAGCCAGCGTTGACGGTCAGCCCTATGATGTAGAGCGTTGGGGTCAATACTTCCGTCCTGCGGGGGTGCAAGCACCGGCCGGCACTGCTGCAAACACCGCAGCCGAAGTTGATGAGGACACTCCAGCACCTGCACTCAAGGTGGTGACTCCGGCAGCCAAGCCAGCACCGGCACCTGTGGCCGAGGACGAAGACGAGCCTGCAGTGGCTTCGGCACCAGTGGCCAAACCAGCTGGAACTCAAAAGGCCGAAGACATCCTGGCCATGATCCGCGCTAGACAACAAAAGCAGTAAATCACTAACAGGCGAGGCAGCAATGTCTCGCCTGTGTCATTTTATGAGCAAGGCGATTTACACCAAACCTCCCAGTTGGAGTCAACATGCTATCAACGCTGGCAAAGAACAAGTGCGTGATCTTGAATGGGATCCACTTGAGGTGCCTGATGATGTCAACACTGTTTATCACAGTGATTCCATAGGCTTCATTGACATCAACGGTGGCAATGAATACATACAACAACTACAGGATTTGGGCAGACCCCTGACACTGTACAGTTACTATGTGTTTAATGACACAGTGTGTCAACGCTATCCCAACATTGATTTTAGAGTAGACTTGGTCAGTCCGGAACGTGCCATGAAGTTCAATGAAAACCTCTTGGATGCACACGATGTGCCCACTGACAAATCATGGGAAACTTTTGCAATGACACTGGTGGGCGGTAATCGGGAAAGTCGACAGTTTCTCACCGCAGCCATGTGGAAATGGGGCTGGTTTGATCCTGCCACAAGTACCAAGAATTTTAGATATACCGCGCAAGGTCTAGATGGCAACATCATGCGACTCACGCAAGATTTGCCTGAGCATGATCGAATATTGCGAAAATTTATCATGACTGACGATGATGCGGCGGCCGAGCAGTTTTATCAAACTATCTATAGTGATCAATATCATGATCCCAGTGACCACTGTGCCTTGATCAAATCAGCAGCACTGCGTATCAACAAGGCTTTTTTACAGTTGGTGGCTGAAATTGACACCTTGAGCTATCATCCCGTGGTGACAGAAAAAACCATGTATCCCATTGTTTGCAAGTCACTGTGGGCATCATATGGTGCCTGGCAATTTCATCATCATCTAGAGTCAGTGTGGGGATTCAAATTGTTTAGAAAGATTTTTGACTATAGTTTTGATCTTGAACCACATCCAGTGAAAAGGTTGGTAAAATTGCTGTCAATGGTGTCGGGTTTCAGTAAAATGAAACCACACGAATGGCATGATCTGTATCTTCTAGAGCAGGAAACCATAGAACACAACTATGACTGGTATTTCAGCCGTGACTGGCTTAGACAATTAGAAATACATGCTTGATGAAATAACCAAAACTATTTTTCCCAATCACTGTGAGGTGATTGAGATTGAACCTGGTTCGAGCTATGTGTACCCCATATTCAAATGTGGACGCAGCAGCCTGTATGAAACCATGCCCGACCGTGGTTGGAACACTGTGACCAATCACGACATAGCCAACATTGCCGCGCCCATCACGGTGTTTGTGAGAGACCCACGCGAAAGATTTTACAGTGGTGTCAACACCTACATACAACATCTGTTGAGCAAGGATCCTGATCTAGATGTCAATACCATTCTTTATTTTGTAGACAACTATCTGTTTCTCAACAGACACTATGCTCCACAATTTTTTTGGTTGATGAATCTTGCCAGCTTTGGTGGCAGCAATCAACTGTTGCAGTTTGAGCCCATGCACAAGATCAGTGAGTTGACTGATCTCAACAGTGATGCTGGAGTACAACCTATCACAGCCTGGCTGGCCAATCGTATTCAAGATTTTGATTGGCAGCGCCTTGAACTCTATATGTTCCTGGATCAAATAGTGTTTGATCATGTCAATCAGTGCATGACTTTTGGACAGCTGATAGAAAAAGTACACAACCACTCAGAACTATATCATCTGGTGTTTGAACGCAGTAAACAATTGATAAATCTCGTTGATGTGGTGCCCAAGACTTGATCACTTTGTGAGATTCAATCCCAACGGCACTGTGAGCCGCTGCGGCCACATGGTGGGCGCTCCGGAGTTTGACAGTCTCACAGAAATGTCCAACAGTGAATGGTTGTACAACATCAAACAAAAGTTGTGGCCCGAAGAATGTCAACGCTGTAGGGAAACAGAAAGCCTGGGCAATGACAGCATTCGTGTGCATGCCATACGTTTTCATCAACAACAGACCCAACCAGATTATCTTGTGGTTGGTGGTGTGCTAGACAATGTTTGCAACAGTGCATGTCAGTTCTGCAGTCAAGAACTCAGTACCAAAATTGGTAGCCTGCATGGCAAAAATTTTGTCATGATTGACAACAGCAATAAATTTTGGCAATTGCCTTTGAATAGAATCGTTCATCTTGATATCAACGGCGGCGAACCCAGTGCAAGTCCAAACTATCGCAGACTGTTGCAAAATTTGCCACCCAGTGTGACCAGCGTGAGAGTCAATACCAATTGTGGTTTGATCATCAACGAACTAGAATCAATAGCTGCCAGTGGTGTGGATGTAACAGTCACAGTGAGTTTTGATGGTATTGGTCGTGTGCATGACTACGTGCGTTGGCCCATAGCCTGGACACGTTTTGAACAGAATCTATCAGTGTATCGATCCATGCCCGGAATCAAGCTAAATCATTGGACCACGGTAAATGCGCTCAATGTCATGGACATGGACAGAATTTTTGAATACATGGAACATGTACAAGGCAATCACAGCTATGCTTTACTGCACACACCGGATGTGTTGAGTGTGCGTTACCGCAATAGATTTACTTTGGCTGCCAAACAGAGTCTGTCACACAGCCAAAGCAAGGCACTGTTGCCACTGATTGCGGTGGACAGAGATAACTCTCAAGAACTTGACAGATTTTTGCAACAGCAAGATCAACTGAGAAACATTGACCACAAGGACTATTATAGTGAAATCTTTTGCTAGACTGCACTGTGATCAACAAACAGAAATATCACAAGGTATTTTGGATTTTGTGATGAATCAAACCACGGTGTTGACCACGGGTGATCTTGGTTGGAATTTTGTAGATACAAGATCACTGTTGCAACATGTGCCTGCATTGGGTTTGTGGTTCAAGAGCCTGAGCCTGATGCCAAGGCACAGTGCGATCACTGTGATCAGAAACAATGATCAGCTGCCCTTGCACATTGACGAAGCACCGGTGGTGGCCAAAATCAATTTTCCTGTGCTAAACACAGTGGGTTGGGCCAATCGTTGGTATCACATTGAACCTCGTGTGCTGCAAGAATGCCCACAACACACCAATCAGTTTGGTAATTTGGTACATGATCTTTCAGGCATACCGCAAGATCAAATCACTTTGTGCGACGAACTTTTAGACATGCCTTGGCCCATAGTGTTCAACAGTGGCCGTGCTCATAGTGTGGAGATGGTTGATCCTGTGGGTGTGCCCAGAATTGTGGCCAGCTTTACTTTTTTCCGTGAGCCCGTGGAGTTGCTGCAATGAAGATTGCCATAACCGGACACACCAATGGCATAGGCCAAGCCTTGGCTCGCGAATATCAACAGCGCGGTCACGAGGTCATGGGGCTGAGTCGCAGAACTGGCCAAAATATCCATCTCACAGAAAAAATTACCAATGCCGTGGCCGACTGTGATGTGTTTGTGAACAATGCTCAAAGCGGATTCGCCCAGACACAACTGCTTTGGAATGTGGCACAACGTTGGCAAAACACTGGCAAATCTATCGTGGTAATATCTACCATGATGGCACAGGATCCAGTGAGCGTGATGCCTGGGTATGACATGGCTCAGTATCGAGTACAGAAAGTTGCCCTGGAAGAGTCTGTGCGGCAGTTGAGACTGATTGATCCCACATTGAAAATCTACCTAGTGCGTCCAGGAGATATTGCAACCACTCCGGAAAAAACAGTGCCACCCTCGGCTGATCTTGAATTGTGGACACGTACCTTGATGGCCATTTTGTACGACACTGATCCTTCGCTGCAGGTGTATGACATAAGCCTTGGACCTAGTTATGACACCTAAGGACATGTTGACCAATCCACACTTCTGCCCCATGCCTTGGGCTGGTGTGATGTACAATCATGACGGCACTGTCAAAAACTGCATACGCAGCAGTGAACCTGTGGGCAACATTGCCAATCATGACATTGAGCAGTTGTTGACCACAGGTGAAAATCTTGACCGTCAGAACAAAATTGTAAATGGTCAAGCCGTATCAAGTTGTCAACCCTGTAAAGACCTTGAAGCTGATGCTCGCGGGTTCAACATAATTAGCGACAGAGTTTTTTATATTCGCGAACTAAAACAGGTCAATCCCAAATTGTACACACCCGGTCAACATCAACTACACACTGTTGACATACGCTGGAGCAATCTATGCAATTTTGCCTGCGTGTATTGCAGTCCAGAATACAGCAGTCGCTGGGCCAGTGAACTGGATATTTGGCCAACCCGCCCCAGTGATCAACAACAACAAAATTTCAAACAGTGGATCTTGGATCAGGCCAAAAATCTCAAGCATGTTTATTTGGCCGGCGGTGAACCACTGTTGATGAAGGAAAACTTAGAACTGTTGGCAGCAGTGAATCCGGATGTCAACATAAGAATCAATACCAATCTCAGTCGGGTGGATACCCAAGTGTTTGAACGAGTGTGCGAATTCAAAAATGTACATTGGACCATCAGTGTAGAATCCATGAACGATGAGTTTGAATACATTCGTTGGGGAGGAAGTTGGAATGATTTTGTTACCAATCTCAAACACATTCAACAACTGGAACACCGCATCACTTTCAACATGTTGCATTTTTTACTGAACCCACTGTCAATATTTGACTGTGTTGATTGGTTACGTTGCCAAGGCTTTCATGCCAATGCATTTGTGATTGGTGCATTATTGGAGCCAGATCATCTAAACATTAGACATTTGCCTGACAGTGTGTTAGAATCTGTTGTGAAAGAATTACAGCGACGCATTGAGGACAATCCAGGTTTCTTGTTGGAAAACAGTTACCAAAATCTTTTGAGATATCTGCAAACTCCAGTGACCAAAAATTTTGCACACAGTCTTAAACAGTTGGCCATCTTGGATCAACGTCGTGGATGCAACAGCCAGGCAGTGTTTCCGGTGTTGTATGGCCATTGACACTCTATACATCAGTCACCAATATCATGCCTGGCATGATAATGATGCTCAATGGTTGTCAGCAGGAAATCTTGCGGCCATGCTAGCGTCCAGCACTGTGTTGAATTTCAAAACCACAGTGGAGGACCTTGGCTACAACAACATTGAATCAGCAGTGCAGGCAGCACGTGATGTGCAATTGGTCAACTTTGACTTTGACAAACACAATAACGATAACTTTGCTGCCTATGGCCGACTGTTCAATGCACTGAGTCGTCGCGGCGTTGCAGTGGACTGGCAGTGCCCTGCTCTTGAGTGTGAATCTGTGCGGCATGTTGATTCACCGGTGTTGTGGACAGCAGG